GCGCGGATGGTGTCGGCGGGGATGGCGATAGGCGCGTGGGGGCGCAGTTGGATCACGTTGCTCATATCGCCCTCCGCAGCTTCGCGCACGTTGAGCGCACCACGTTGACCGTCTGGCGCTTGCGAACGTGAGACGTCAGGTCGAACGCCGACACCTCGGCAGAGCGCTGCAAGTGTTCCGTGAGCGCGAAGGCGGGGCGGGTGAGGGATTGAAGCTGCGTGATCATGCTGCACCTTTGAGAGCTGCGTCAGCGATCTGGCCCATCTCCCACAGCGCGCGGACGTAACCCGCGTCATAGGCTTCGCGGAGCATGTCGTTGACTTCGTCGCGGTAGTCGGTTGACCAGCCAGGCGGCCATCCTACGGTCGGGCCATCGCTTGGCTCCCTGACCGGCGCTTCGCCTGCGATGCGTTCGAGTGCTTCAAGCGGGCTCATTTCGACACCGCCTTCCGCGCCGCACGGGCTTCAGCCTCGTCCTGCGCTGCGCCTTCTTCAGCGATCAGGTCGTCAATCGCGTCCTGTTCGGTGGAGCCCCATCCGACAATGTAATCCTCGTCGTCGCCCTCACGCGTCGCGCGCCAGTCGTTGCAGCGATACGGGATCGGCGGGTGGACGTACTCGGTGATGATGCGGCGGGCGCTCATGCTGCACCCATGAGACGCTCATCACGGGCCAGATCGTTGTAGTAGTCCGCACGATCCGCCTCGCACTCAGCAGCGTAGGAGCGGTCCAGTTGCTCGCGTGCGTCAGAGCCAAGACGAGCCCAACGCTTGCGATCAGTTGCGGATGCGTCAGAGCCGAAGAACTCTTCGCGCGCAGTTGAGGCGAACAGATCCCACGCATGTTCGCAGACCATGAGGTTGTCCGCGACCTGATCCAGCATCCCCTCAAACATCTCGCCGTCCGTCTTTGACGGCAGCTCAAGCGCAGCAAGCGCCTCGCTGGTGCGGCGCGTGAACGTCAGCGCCATGTGGGTGATTTCGTCGGGGGTCATGGTGTGTCTCCGTGCCCGTCCTTGGGCGTGGGGAGACATTGCATATTGCAACATCGGTAGTCAACGGGAAAATTGCAAATTGCAATACGCGGTCTGTTAACCCGCGTTTCGCTTGGCGAATGTTTGCAGAATGGCCGCCGCCTGTTCGCGCTTGTCCGCTGGGATCGTCGCCCAGATTTCAAGGACGTCCGTGTTCAGGTCGTTCGGGTCATGGTCGAGGATCATGCCTGGCGTGGTGCGCAGCGCGGGCGCGAATTTGAGCAGCCATTTAAGGGATAATCCGCGCTCGCCCGTCTCCAGCAGCGACACCACGCTGGCGGTTGTCTTCACCGCCTTTGCTAAATCCGCCTGCGTCATCCGGCGAAACTCCCGCCAGGCTCTTAGGTTGTTGCGCTGCTTTGGTGCGGGTTTCTTAGCCATCGCGCAGTCTTGCAAAACGCAATGACCGATCAATCCCGCAAAATGCAACATCGGGGGTTGACGGCCAATGTTGCAATCTGCAATAGTCGCCGTCATGAAGATCGCACCTGCAGATTTCGCCAAGTTGTTCGGATCGCCCAGCGCGCTTGCCAAGGCCATCGGGGAAAACCCGTCCACGGTCCACTGCTGGAAGCATCGCGGCGTCATTCCCCCTAACAAGGTTCTGGCCGTGTCGGACGCCACCGGCATACCACCGCACCGCATCCGTAGCGACATATTCCCAGCGCCTTCCGCGCGTCGTCACAAACGCACGGAGGCCAGGGCGACCGCTTAGGCGGTCAACGGGGCGCACAATGAAGCATCACACATCGCCGCGCGCTCTGCCGCGCGCATCTATCCCGAACACCCAAACGCACGAACGGAATGCGTGTTCCGCGCGTGCGTGCGCCGCCGGTCCGACCCCCCAACCCAGTGCCGGCGGCGCAACCCATAACCCCGTCCGTGGTCCGGTCGGGACTGCCCGTGCGCAAGCGCGGGCCTTTTATTCAGCGGTGTGCGCATGACGCGCCTCTGGTTCACCGTGCCAGGCCTTGTGCGAGGGAAGGGGCGTCCGCGCTTCGTATCCACGCCGCGTGGCGGGCGCACCTACACCGATGCGCAGACGGCGTCTTACGAAAACCTCGTGAAGCTGTGCGCCAAGTCGGCCGGCGCACGCATCTCCGAGGGGCCGCACCGCGTCGAGATTGTCGCCTATTTCGCGCCCGCTCCGTCATGGCCGAAGAAGCGCATTGCCGCCGCGCTGGCGAACGAAATCGCGCCCGCTGTCGTGGACCTCGATAACGTCGCGAAAGCGATCATGGACGGCCTCAATGGGGTGGCTTGGGTTGACGACAAAAGTGTCTGTGAGCTGATCGTCATCAAGCGCTTCGGCACAGAGCCGCGCGCGGAAGTCTCCATTTCCCCCGCCATGCGTCAGCAGGTGGCGGCATGAGGCGCAAACACGCACCGCGCGGGGCCGCGCTTCAGTGGCTCAAGCAGCACGCCGAACATGCAGGCGACGAGTGCCTGACGTGGCCGTTTGGAAACAACGAAACGGGATACGGCTTCATCCGGCTCAATGGCCGCGTCATCAAGGCGTCGCGCGTAATGTGTGAGCTTGCGCATGGCGCGCCCGCGACCCGCGATCTGCAGGCCGCGCATTCATGCGGCAACGGCCGCAAGGGCTGCGTGAACCCTCGGCACCTGCGCTGGGCTACGCAATCCGAAAACCAGCACGACAGAGTGCTGCACGGCACGTCCAACAGGGGCGAGCGGTGCGGCAGTGCAGTGCTTACGCAGGCCGATGTGATGCGCATTCGCGCGCTGGCTGGCGTCGAACGTCAACGGGATTTGGCGCGCCACTACGGCGTCGCTCAAGCAACAATTTCCAAGATCCAGCGCGGCGAGCGTTGGGCTTGGATCACTGAGCAAAGCGCCGGCAGCCCGCAAAATAGGGCTGCGCAAGCAGCCTAACATGCGGGGGCAAATGGCTCCTTCCCTGCCGGCGCGTGCCCCTTCTGGCATGAGCAAGGGGAGAGGCTGAAAAGGAAGGTGAAATATGCCGCTACCGATTATCGGCGCTGATGACCGAATGCGTCAGCAGCGCGGTGTTAAACTCATGGTGCTTGGACAAGCAGGCGTCGGCAAGACTTCGTTGCTGCGCACGCTGGACCCCTCGACCGTGTTGTTCTGTGATCTTGAAAGCGGGGACCTCGCTGTTCAGGACCTGCGTGTTGACCAGTTGCGCCCGCAGACATGGTCCGAGTGTCGCGACCTGGCTTGTTTCCTTGCCGGGCCGAACCCGAACGTCAGGCCGAAAGACGTCTATGGGCAGGAGCATTACGACGCCTGCATTCAACGCTTCGGCTCGCCCGATGCGCTGAAGAAGTATGACACGGTGTTTATCGACAGCCTGTCGGTTGCCGGCCGTCTCTGCTTTGCGTGGGCTGAACACCAGCCCGAAGGCTTCAACGCCAAAGGCGAGAAGAACCTGCTTGGGGTTTATGGTTTGCTTGGACGCGAACTGGTTCTCTGGATCACGCGCATGCAGCACGCGCGCATCACGAACATCGTGTTCGTTTGCTTGCTGGACGAGAAAGAGGACGACTTCAAAAGGAAGTCGTGGGCCATGCAGATCGACGGGGCGAAGGCCGCGCGTGAAATCCCCGGCATCGTGGATTGCTGCGTCACCCTCGCCATCATCCGCCCCGACGATGGCGAGCCCTACCGCGCATTCGTGACGAACCCGGACAACCCCTTCGGCTTTCCCGCGAAGGACCGCTCCGGCCGTCTCGACCCGATGGAAAAACCCCATCTGGGCGACCTCTTCAACAAGCTGAACGACACGGCGCGCGGCCAATCCGCCAAGACCGCACCGCGCGCCGCTGCCTGATCAATCCCATTCAAGAGAAAGAACACGCATCATGTCTATCGACTTCAATTTGGCCGAACGTCAATCCGCTCCCGTCGGCGAGCCCATCCCGGAGGGCACCGTAGCGCCCGTCATCTTGGCGCTGCGCGAGATCAAGACCGGCAAGTCCGGCGCGCAGGGCCTCGATGTTGAGTACACCGTCACCGCTGGCCCCTACAAAGGCCGCAAGGCGTGGGGCTGGGTGGGCATCGCGGGCAACGGCTCCGAGGGCCATAACACGATGGTCCGCATCTCGCACGCGGCGCTGCGCGCCATGCTCGAAAGCGCCTACGGCATCGACCCGGCAGACGACAAGGCCGCCGCGATGGAAGCCCGCCGCATCAACGAATGGGAAGACCTCGACGGCCTCGAGTTCGTCGCGCGGTTCTCGGTCGAGGCGGCGAAGGACTATGTGGACCAGCGCAGCGGCGAGACGAAAACCGGCAAGGCCAAGAACACGCTGCGCGCGGTGACGCCGGATGACGAGGACTACAAGGGGTTTGTCCCCGCGAAGAAGGGCAAGGCCGTGGCCGCGAAGGCGAACGGCACGGCCCAACCCGTGACGGGCGGCAACCGCCCGGCGTGGGCGTAACCGGGGCAGGGGCGGGGTAACACCCTCGCCCCTTCGCTGGGGCACACACAATGACACAAGAAGATCCAGACAACCTGGCGACCGTTGCGGCGGCCGCCACGCTCAAACGCATGCTTGGCGAACGCCGGCACGCGGTGACCGATAAAGAGGCGTGGTTTCTCGCCTTCACGTCAATCAACACATGGATACAGGCGCGCACATGCAACTGGGCCACGCGTCGCGGCACGCCGCGCTGCGGTTCGCCCGATGCGATGACGCTGGGCTTTGCCGAGGCGGCGCTAGGCCTGATCGCCGACAAGGCGTCTGGGCTGCCTTGGGGCGAGCCTCTCGGCAAATGGTCGAAGGTCGATGCCGCGATGCTGTTCGCGATTGCGCACGAGGCAATCGAGAACACGCAAATCCACACCCTTGAAGACCCAACATCAGAAGAAAGGGTGCCAGCATGACACCTTCAATTGCCGACATAATCGCCGCGACGGCGCAGGCCTCGCACTACTCGGTGGCGCAGCTTACCGGGGACCGTAAGTTTAGCGACCTCGCACACTGGCGCGCTTGCGGAATGTATCTTGCCCTGAAGACCGGCAAGTCCACCACGCAGGTCGGCAACCTGTTCGGGGGGCGCGATCATACAACCGTGATTTACGCCCGGCGCCGCATCGAGGCGCAGACGGACGCACTGACGGGCGAGCGGGTCGCCATGATCTGCACCCGCGTCGCCCAGCGCCTGGCATCGCGCGCAATCCTACAGGAGCGCGCGGCATGACACAGACACGAACCCGCGTCTTTCGCGACGCCTCGGCACAAGCAACCGCCGTTGCGCATATCAAGGCGCAGAACACGACCTGTGAGGGCTGCGTCTGGCTCCAGCGGATGCCACGCCCGCAGTGCAAGGGCGAGGTGTCGCCGCATTTCAGGATGGTGCGGGATACCTATCACCCGCAGTGCAACGCCTACGCCCGCCGCAAGCCAGGCGATCCGGACCCCGTCAAACAGGTGCGCGCATGATCGACATGAACCCCGCAGGCATGATCCGCAGCGACGCGGTGAAGGAGATACATGCGGCCGTCGATGGCGCGATGCGACAGGACGACAAGCGCCGGCGATACGTCGGCGCGTCTTCCATCGGCTCGCCGTGCGAGCGCAAGATACAGCTCGAGTTCATGGGCGACGCACATGACGAGGGCTGGCGGTTCAGCGCGCGAACGCTGCGCATCTTCCAGCGTGGGCATGTCATGGAAAGCATGTCCGCAGTCTGGCTGGCTGACGCAGGCTTCCGCCTGACGCAGACGGGCAAGAACGGACAGCCGCTTGGCTTCAAGGTGGCGGATGGCAGCTTCGCGGGCCACGTTGACCGCGTCATCACGGGCGGCCCTGCCGACATCGCGTACCCGCTGGTGTGGGAGCACAAGGCGCTGGGGTCGAAGTCGTGGAAGGCGCTGGAGAGCAGGGGCTTGGCGAAAGCCAAGCCCGAATACGCCGACCAGGTCGCGGTCTACCAGGCATACATGGACCTCACGAACCCCGCCCTGTTCATGGCGGTTAATGCCGACACGATGGAAATCTATTTGGAGTTGGTCCCGTTCGACCGGGCGCGGGCGCAGTCGGCGTCTGACCGCGCGGTTGGGATTATCATGGACAGCAGGGCGGGGGCGCTCCGGCCGCGCTGCACGGATGATCCGACCTTCTATGCGTGTTCGGACTGCCCGTTCCGCAAGCGTTGCTGGGGGGCTGCGGCATGATCGACTTCAATCTTGCCGACCGTCAGGGCAAGCCCAGCAACGTCACAGAGCTGCCAGCGGTGCGAAAGACGCGCGTCATGCGCGCGGTCCAGCTTCGCATCCGCGACCTTGTCCGCACGCTCTACCCGCACGCCACGGGCCTGAAGGGCGACACGGCGCGCATCGGCGGGCTGTCAGGCGAAGCAGGGCAATCCCTCGCCATCGCCCTGTCACCCATCGACAGCGCCGGGCTGTGGAAGGAGTTCAACGAAGGCGGCGGCGTCCGCGACAGCGGCGACGTGTTCGACCTTTACGCCCTGGCGAACGGGATGACACGCCGCGACCTTCCCCGGATCGTGGACGAGCTCGACGCATGGTGCGGGGGCTCGCCCCCCGCCTACGTCCAGAAGCGCCACGAAGCACTGGCGGCCAAGCCACCGCCCCCGGTCAAGCACGAGGAAATCGTCAACGCCTTCCCATACCTGTCATCGACCGGGGAGAAGCTGTTCGAGACGTGCCGTATCGAATACCGCGACGACGCCGGCAACAAGGTGCTGCGCGAGAACGGCAAGCCCGAGAAGATATACCGGCCCCGGCGTCTCGACGGGTCATGGGGATACCCCCCCGGCCAGTGGTCGCTGTATCGCGTGCCCGACATCGACCGGACGCAGGACGTGGTGCTGGTAGAGGGCGAGCCCTGCGCCGACGCCCTGAACGGGATAGGCATCACCGCGACGACCGCCCCGGGCGGCTCCAGCGTCAAGCCCGACAAGATCGATTGGCGGCCGCTCGCCGGCAAGAACGTGATTCTGTGGCCCGACAACGATGTGCCGGGCATCAAGTTCATGAACGAGATAGCCGCCCACCTGCGCACTATCGGCTGCACCGTCAGGCTGTTGGCGCCGCCTCCCGGCAAGCCGGAGAAGTGGGACGCGGCTGACGCCGTGGCCGAGGCGTTCGACGTTGTCGGCTTTCTCAAGGCCCCCGTGGAGCCCGTGCGGCCGCTGCTGCCCATCCTTGACGTGCAAGGCCTGCTATCGGTTCCCGATCCCACATGGATCATTGACGGCTGGGTGATCGATGACGGCGCGTCCGTCTGGTACGGGCCGCCCAAGACCTACAAGACCTTCAACGTCCTCGACATGGCGCTGTCGGTTGCCTGCGGCGTGCCGTGGCGCGGCAATGCCGTCGTGCAACAGCCCGTGCTGTATCTCCTCGGGGAAGGCATGGGGACGTTCAAGTATCGCGTCCACGTCTGGCTCGCCAAGCGATCCGAAGGCCGCCAGGCGCGCTTCTGGACCATCCCGGTAGGCGTGCCGCTATCGACCCCGGAAGGGCTCGCCAACGCCATCGCAGCCATCGACAGCCTGCCCGTGCGGCCGGGGCTGATCGTGGTGGACACGCTCAACCGGCACTTCGGGCCGGGGGATGAGAACTCGTCTCAGGACATGACCCGCTTCGTGCAGTCGGTCGATGCGCTGCGCGCCCACACGCGCGCCCACATCGCGGTTGTCCACCACTCGGGCAAGGATGCGGAAAAGGGCGCACGGGGCTCCTCGGCCCTGCTGGGGGCCGTGGACAACGAGTTCCGCATCACCCGCACCGAAGGGACCAAGATATGCCGGATCGAATGCACCGCCGCACGCCATTCCGACGAGCCGAAACCCATGACCGTCGAGCTGATTGCCGTAGAGGTAACGAACCCCGAAACCGGGCTGGTGATGTCGTCGCTGCTGCCCGTGTTGAGGGAGGACATGGATGAGGAAAAGGGCGGCAAGCCAGAGCGTAAATCAGCCTACTCGGGAGCCTATGCGGCCATCCTCAAGATGCTTCAGGACGCCCCGCTTTCGACGTGGGAGGTGGCGGATAAACTTGGCGTAGATCGCTCTAATGCGGGTAAGAAATTGCGCGTTCTTGAGCAGGACGGGGCAGTATTCTCCCGCGATGAAGAAAACCGCAAGGTTTGGATCGCAATTGCCCACACTTTGCCCACCGGTAATGAATAGAAACAATGGGTTATGCATGGGTGGGCAAGGGTGGGCAACAGGTGGGCAACGGTCACGGCAGTCTGGGCAATGTGGGCACTCCTCCCGGAGGGAGTGCCCACTTGCACTGCCCACCAAAGGAAGAAGAAATTTTTACCTCAGGAGGTTTTGAATGAAGCGCCAGGTTTCCCGCCGGCCGTGGATCGAAGGCGGCGCATTGGTCGGGATGATGATCGACGGCCAAGGCTATCGGTTCCTGAGAGCCGGGGTCTACGTCAGCGAGCGCACCGGCCAGCCATGCGACGTGGCGTGGTATCGGACCAACTGCGCCGAGTGCGAAACGGAATTCGAGCTGTTCGTGAAAACGGACGCGCCGATTTTCTACGCCTCGCGGCGATGCTCCGATTGCGCCCGGCCGGGATTGACCCCGTCAGAAACTCGCGTCACACACGAACCGTGATCGGCCCGTCAGTGGCTGACACATCGACCGGACCACGGGCTCAATCCAGGAGCCCGACCATGACCGACGCATACAAGATCGCCCTGAACGAGTTCAAGGAAGCCAGCGCCGCCGTCCGACACGCCTTCGCGGTGCAAATGGAAGCCCGCGCCGAACAGATCACGGCAAACCGGAACTACACGTCCGCGTCCGACGCGTACCTTGCCGCCACGGATCGTCTCGCCAAGGCCGACGACGCGCTCATCACGGTACAGGACAAGCCGGAAACCGCGTTCGCGATCATCGACGCGCAGACCTGCGAGCCGGTCAGTTTCAAGACCAGCTTCGCCATCGACGGTGTCGAGTTCGTCCCCAACGGCGCCGGCGAGTAGGGGCGCAACATGGGGCGATTGGGGCGACCACGAAAACAAGGGCAACGCTACCCGTCAGGGGGCTTGCGTCCGACCGAGGCGGAAATCGAACGCCGGAAAACACCTCGGGGCGAGGTAATCGAGCCAACAGCCGAGACGATGGCTCGCAGGATGGCCCTATTTGGCGATTGGAAGGCCGTACGTGAGGAAGTCTGCCCGGTCGATAGGGTGGCCGCCCGACTGACCGAAGAACAGTACCACGCAGGCCGCTACGCCCGAACCGTCTACGCCCGGTATGTGGTCGCCATCCGCGCGCCTCGGGTGACGGCCGGGCAGCTCCGCGACTTCGTGCAAGGTTCTGGCGAAGGCGGGATGACACTGGAGCAGGCTATCGCCGCGAAGAACGAGTACATCGAGGTGGTGACAGCGATCCGGCGCTACTCGTTCCGGTCGCTGAAGGAAGTTGAGCGCATCATGCACGGATCACCGCCTCGCTCGCTTGACGCGCTCATTGTGGGGTTGACCGCCCTTGCGGACCATATGGGCATGTTCAAACGCGAGGCGGCGTGATGTTGATCGAGCAGGGCTTCTACGTCAGCGCCGGGATGCTCGGCTTGTGCCTGTTGCTGGCGTGGATCTGGCCACGGCGCGACACATGATTTGCTAGATTTGCTAGATTTGCTAGTTGCGATTTACAACGCCAACAAATCGCTTTATTTGGTAAATTCAGAGTGGCGGTTCCTGTCTCAAGGGGCCGCCATTTTTGATTCCGGGGCAGCATGATCCTACCGACGCGTGAGGTTGTGGCATCCATAGAAGCCGCGCGCTGGTCACCCGATCCCGAAACCGTCGCAACCCTTGAATTTATCGTTGTTTCCCTCACGGCCCCGGATGATACCGGCGCCTGCGAGCTGCAACGCATTTACGAGCGCTGCGCCTTCGAAGCCGAACGCGACGAGGCTGTCGGGGC